GTGTCAAACAAACTAAACAAGATGACATTTACACTTTGTTAGAGTGTCATGTTAATTTAGATTTAGAAGGATTTGAAGATGTCGATGTAGCAGGCGAACAAACAGGAATTAAACTTCCATATGTTGTAACTGTTGAAGAAGGATCAAGAAAAATTTTATCTATCAGAAGAAACTTTAAAGAAAACGATCCTTTAAAAAATAAAATTAATTATTTTGTACATTTTAAATTTTTACCAGGTTTAGGATTCTATGGTTTTGGATTAATACACATGATTGGTGGATTATCTAGAACTGCAACTTCTGCATTAAGACAATTATTAGATGCAGGAACATTATCTAATTTACCAGCTGGATTTAAATCTAGAGGTATAAGAGTTAGGGACGATGCACAACCCTTGCAACCAGGAGAGTTCAGAGACGTGGATGCTCCTGGTGGCAACATACGTGATCAGTTTATGACT